GCCACGGCCACCGTGACGACCACGGCAGCGCACGGCTACAGCTCGGCCAACTTCGTCAACATTCGCGGAGCCACCGGCATCGACGCAGGGTTCTACAACGGCGACTTCACCATCACGGTGACGAGCGCCACGGCTTTTACTTACTCCATGACCGGCACCCCGGCAGCCAACGCCACCGGAACGCTCGTTGCCAACCGCGCCCCGGTAGTCAAGACAACCTACGGCGGCGGCATCTTCGGCGCTGGCGTCTTCGCCTCGCAAAACTACCAGAACGCCAACGAATATATCGTCATGCCGGGACCGGCTTCGGCCTTCCTCTGGCGTGACGGCGTAACCCCTGTGACTGTGGCGTATCCGGGCGGCGAGACCATCGAGGAGACCGACACGGTGTCGGTGGTGCAGGCGTTTGATCGTCTGTATCTATTGCGCGAGGCGCCGCTCACCGCATCAACTTTCGGGCAGCAGCTTACCAATGGCAGCGGCATCGCGGTGTCCGGCACCACGGCAACCGTCAACGTCAACGCGCACGGACTATCTGCCGGACAGCGTGTGCGCATCGAGGGCAGCTCGGTCGCCGCCTTCGACGACACCGAATACCAGATCCTCGCCAGCCCCGCGCCGACCGCCAACGCATTCTCCATCACCGTGCCGAGCGGGACGGCCAGCGCCGGCGTGGCCGACATCAAGGTGCGCAGGGTCAAGCCGCCGATGTATTGGACCGGCACCGGATCGTTCGTCAATGCGCCGACCGGCGTGCATCCGACAGGCGTGACCTACAAGCGGATGCCATCAGTCGGATGGGCGTCTTACATCAACAATCGCCTCATCGTTCCCAACGGCCGCGACAGCGTGCTCGTCTCGGACGTGCTTGATGCCGACACCTACGATCCTTTCTGGCAAAGCCTTCGCGCCGGTGCCGGCGGTGATGACTTCATCGTTGCCGTGGAGCCGTGGGTTGATGGCTCTTTCCTCATCTTCTGCCGCAAGAGCATCTGGATGGCCAAGATCAACGAGAGCTACGACATCGCCGCCGCTGATCCGGTCATTGCGTCCATCAGCATCCTGACTAACGAGATCGGGTGCAGCGCCCGCAACACCATCGCCCGCGCTGGTCAGTTCGTCTTCTTCCTCTCGGACGCCGGCGTCTACCGCCTAGACACCCAGCTCGACCTTCGCCTGCGCGGCGACACCGTGCCGCTCTCGGACCCGATTGCCGACCTCTTCGCCGACATTGACCAGACCAAGGTGCATCGGGCCTTCGCCGTCTGGCACAACAACCGTTACCTGCTCGCCGTCCCGACGACCAACGGCACGGACAACACCAACGACCTTTTGGTTTGTTGGAATGCCTTAAACAACGCTTGGGAGCACAAGGACGAATACGGCATCGGCGTTGATGCGCTGGTGGTCGGCACCTACAACAGCGAGCGCCGCCTCTTCAACGCCCGCCGCACCGGCAAGCTCTGGCTGCTTGACGAGAACGACAACGGAACCGATGACGCAGCGACCGCCGGGTTTGCCGGATCAACGGTGCAGGGCCGCATCAAGACCCGCCGCCTCAACTTCAAGGAGATGAGCAGTAAGCGATTCCTGCGCAGTGTCGCCGATGTCATCATCCCCAACGGCGGCGGCATCACGACTCAGGTGAGCGTCATCGACCCCGACAAGACGGAGCAGATTGGCAGTATCACCAACAGCAGCGGCGTGACCGAAGACTATCACCTCAAGTCGCCCATCCGGTTCAAGGCGCATGCGGCGGAATTGACCTTCACAACCACCGGCCAGCGCCCACAGATCCGCAGCGCAGCTATTGAGGCATCGCCCAAGTCGCTGCCCGCAACTTTAACACGCAACGAATCATAATATGGCAACACTAGTCACAACCCCGATCAAAACCTTCGTATCCGGCGAGACCGTCACGCCGACCAAACTTAATGAACTCAGCCAGTCCACCGTGGCGCTGACGGCTGGGACGATTGTGGCGGCGGACATTGCCTCGGATGCCGTGACCAACGCAAAGATCGCCAGCGGCGTGGATGCGTCGAAGCTGACGACCGGAACGCTGCCGGCTGACCGAATTGGATCAGGTTCAATCACCGCCGCCAAAGTGGCTGACGGCGCCGTGGTCCAGACTCAGTTTGAATCCAAGTCAGCGCACGAAACGCTAACTCACAGCACGCACTGGGGCGGCGCATCTTCGGAAACATCACTGCCAGCAAGCACGGCTGGCGTTGAGGTTATTTCAAAAGCCATTCAGCCGTCGTCTGCAACCAACAAGGTGCTCGTCACGGTCGCCATTCCAGCTTTAACAACTGCCGATGGTTATATGCGGATGGTTGTGTTTCGCGGAACTACGGCCATTCAAGCTGACAGCGGATACAGCATTAACGCGGACACGCTGACGAGATCTGGGTGGAGCATGCCGACAACTTTGACCGTTCTTGATTCGCCCAACACAACATCAAGCACAACATACAGTGTGCGAGTGGCGAGGGACACGACCGCATCTGGAACATTTTACCTCAACGGGACATCGTCGGCGCAGCGCGGTGGCGGTGTGTATAAGGCGCAAATTATTCTGCAGGAAATCAAAGCCAGCTAATGACCCCATGGCAAAAGGCAAAAGCATGGCAAGACGAGCACGACGCGACCAAGGACTTCTGGGAACTCCTCGGCGAGCATCTCTCGGCGGGCTACGTCTGGAACTCGCCGAAGGTTTTCCTGCTGGCCAGCGAGGCCCGCTGGAATGCGGAGGAGCAAACCTTTGAAAGCGGCGAGCCGAATTGCTGGTTCGTTCGCTTGGCTGCTTCTGCTGGCCACACAAATGCTGTGCGGGAGTTTCTGCGCGTGGCGCCACGGCCGCATCAATATGTCGCATGGTATCGCCGTCAACAATTTGAACCCCGCGTCTACCGCTGGGATAAGATCATGAAGAAAACAGGAGGATAATAATATGGGTGGAGGAGGAAGAAGCGCACCAGCGCCACAACCAGTTCCGGCGGCACCAGCGCCGATTGATTACGATAAGATGGCCGCCGCGAGTATTCGCGTGGCCCAAGCTCAGACCGCAGCCGAAGAGGCGGCGATCAAAAGGCTTTACCCTGAATACATCAAAATGCAGTTCGGCACGGCGGATCAACTCGCCGGCCGTCTGGACAATGATTACCTCGCCCGCACTCGCGGCGTCATCGGTGAAGAGCTGCAAGCGGCTTCCGCGCCCAACGCCATCGAGGCGCGTCTGCAACAAGATGCCGAAGCAGAGCTGGCCCTTGGCCGCTCGCTCTCACCGGAGCAGACCCGCGAGGCGACTCAGTCGGCGCGTGCTGCTATGGCGGCACGGGGCATGGCGACAAGCAACGCAGGGATCGGCGCCGAGCTGCTCAACCGGGATGCTTATGCAGCGGCGCGGCAGGATCAGCGGCGAGCTTTCGCCTCGGGGGTGAACCAGATGGATCTGGCCCGCAGGCAGCGGCGGATCGGATTGGCTGGAGCCTACGGCGACCTTGATCCGTTTCGTCAGGGGATGCAGCCGGCGTTTGGCCTGGGGATGCAGACGCTTTCGACTACGGCGGGGCAGGCTGGGCAGACCTTCGGCCGCTCACTGCAGCAGGCCGGAAACGTCGAATCGTTCAACCTTAATATGCTCTCTGGAAACAGAAACAGCGCACTCAACAACAACGCCGCCATGCAAGGCGCCGCCATGCAAGCAGGCGCCATGCGTGACGCAGGGATGATGGGCATGTTCGGCCAGATCGGCAGCTCGATCTTCAGCGACAAGCGCATGAAGACCGACATCAAGCCGGTTGGCAAGGCTGGCAACGTCCTGGGGCTGACCGCCTACGAGTTTCGCTACAAGGGCGACAAGGAGAAGCATGTCGGATTCATGGCGCAAGACGTGAAGAAGGTGCTGCCAGAGGCCGTGGAAGAGGTGGAGCACAAGGGCAAGAAGCGCCTGACCATCAAGCCCGCCGTGATCGGCGCGGCCATCGCAGAACAACTATCCCAGGCCAAAGCCGCCTGACCAACCAAGGAGAACTATCATGTTTGCATATAACCCAGGAGTCTACGACCAGAGCGGGCAAATCCTCGCCGACAGCACAACCAGAACCGCGGCGATCAACGCGCAGATGCTCAACGACCTCGGCAAGAACATCGGCTCCGGCATGAAGAAGGCGGCGTCGGCTGCAGTCGGATTCGCCACTGGCGGACCTGCCGGTGCGGCTATGGCGGTGCAGAATGCCAACCAAGAGAACGGCGGCGGATTCTTAGACACCATCGTCAACTCCTACGCAAAACGAGAGCAGGACAAGTCGGACGCCAAGATCTACGGCAACCTGATGAAGATTGTCGCGCCGGCATTCGGTAAGGAGGGCGACGGCATTCTCCAGACGTTTAACGGACTTGAGACTGATGCCGAGCGCGCAGAATTTGGAAGAACCATCGCCGGATCGCTTGGCGTGATTGGTAACATGTATGCGCAGACCGGACGGCTTGGTCTCCAGCAGCAGGGTCAGCAGATTCAACAGAATGCGCCGTATGTTGCTGCCGATATCAAAAACCGGCAGAACATTGCTGGTGGCAATGTGCCGCATGGCGGTGGCGGTGGCATGGCTCCGGTGGAGCCTCCGCTTCCTCCGTATTCGCCCGCGCCAGTGAGCCAGCCGCCCGCGCCTTCGGCAAATCCTGCGTCGTCTATTCCTGGCGGACAGGCTTCGATTGACGCCATCAACCGTGACCGTCAACGCCGCGGCCTGCCGCCCATTAAGTAACCATGGACG